GCTCTGATTGACGTCTGAGTTATTTCATAGAACCCATGCAATCGCAATGATTCGATCTGATCGCATAAGAGCTTATGCACAGAATCACGGATTGACGTCTGGAATTCCCGAGCGCAAAGAATGCGAGTCGGCTTTGATGCGCCGATGATTAGCAGCGCTCTCGCAATCGCCCAAGACTTGCCGCCACCTCGACCGCCGAAGGTTACCTTATACCGATGCTTGTCAAAAAGAACCGAAAGTTTCTCGGGAAACTCGGCGTTTGATACGGCATAGTCAAGCTCATTCACTTGGCTTGACAAAGGTAACCTTGATGCCCTCGACCGGCGATCCGTCTGGATTGCTGAGCACGGTCGTATTGCGCTCGCCCCAACCCATCTGGGCTTTGGACCACCAGATCATCGCCGTGGTGTCGCCAGCCATTGCCTTGTTGTAGAGCGTGTCGGCAATAGAAGCGCTTGCTTTAGCTTTGCCAACGGCCAGCTCGACCTCGTAGTACTTACGCAGCGTCGGGGCGCTGATGCCGATAAGAGCCGCGATCTGATCCTGCGGCAAGCCGAGTCCAGCAGTCTGCTCAACCTTGGCTTTCGATGCGTCAGTAGGAACGTGCGGAGGAATCATCTTTTATAGGCGAAAAAATAAACGGTTGATCGGCATCTTACTCTCGCTTCAGGATGGTGAGATTTTTTTCTTCGCCAGGGAACACAACAAAGTTGCGAGTACCCTCAGCAGCCTTGCGCGATGTAGCATCAAAATATTGGATGCCAGGAACGCCTTTCTTTTGCAACAACGCAGCAATTTCAGGCTGCGCAACACCTAAATCTCTGTTGAGTACGTTATGCCATGTAGATGCAAGTGGATCGGTGTCCATCCATTTTCTCAAATTAAAATCAGAAATTGACGGCAGGTTTTTTTCAATTCCTTTCAATGCTTCTTGAACCGCTTTTGACTGTTGACTTAGCGGCTTATCCCAATGCATCATCTTTTCAATCATTGGATCTGGCAAGTCAACGTGGTAAAACGCCCCTTTATCCGCTGGCGGGAGGTAACTGTTGGTTCGATTGTAAGCCCTAATTGCTTCGTTTTCTACAGTCCCGTCAGCGTTAGTATTCTGGATAATTTTCAGAATGTCGTTTTTTAGCCTTGAGTCGTTTTGGTAATCCGATAGGTCCGGAAGCTTTCTGAGTTCAAACATTACATCATCAGAAGTTGCGTTCTTCGGAAGACGGCTAATGACTGTGTTTACAGAATTTCTTGGATCTCGTGCCAAATTTATTTGATATGATTTAGCAGTCCCTGGCGCTTCAGCAAGATATAAACCGTGACCATAGGCTTGCGACCCTTCACCACTTCCAATCTGGGACGCTCTAAATTCGCCCAGCGGGTTGCGCTCAGTAGCGGCAAATCGGTGCGGAGTGCCGTGGTAAGCCGTTAGCTCTGCAAGCCCTCCAGAACGCCGCATAGCGTTCATTGCAGCGTTGTAGGCAACATCACTTGTCGCCAAGTCTTTCAACGCTGTGCCGGTCATTCTAGCGCCTGCTGCGCCGGCTTTGGCAGTTGGTCCGGCCATTGGCGCCACGGTCATTGCCGCCGATACCGTGTCCGGTCGCAGTTTGGTCGTGTAACCCGTGCCGGTGGTCAATGGCTCGTTGTAGCTGATCCTGTTTAGCGTCCTTTGAAGCTCAGGAACGCCGAGCAAATCGCTAACTGGTGTTGAGAGTCGGCCCTCGGTTATCGGCCCTCCGGCCTGGAGCGTAGAGCCAACGTCGTAACCCTTTGCGCCCATCTCAAGCAAGTCAGCCAGGAAACCAGAGACACGGTTGCGTGGCGTCGGTCTGATCGTCCCGGTGATTCTCGGGTAATCAGCCATTAACAGTTCCAGTTTTTGAGCGATGCCTTGGCACGTTCAGCCGGTCCCTTCGCCTTTCTTACGACTCCTTCCATCCGAGCGCAGAAACTAGCTTTGCGGCCTTTGTCTGCGTCGGTCTTCGGATTCGGCGCTGGTGGCTTGAGATTTGAGCCGTTTTTGGCGTTGTACTCAGCACGACCTTTAGCCGTCATCCCGGCGCCCTTCTCGGTCGGGTTGTAGGTCTTGCCTTTCCCGGTGGTCTTGTGCGGAATTGGCTTGTCGTGCTTTGTAGCCATTACTTTTTCTTCGCCGGTTTAGCAGTCTTCGCAGCTTGCTTAAAGTCAGCAGCAGACGGTGCCGCCTTGCTGCCGACCTTATTCATCTTCTCGCCAGAGCCAGCAGCGATGCGTGCTTGTTTAGCGTGAATATTGGCATAAAGTCCAGTTTTGCTCATTTCTTTTTTGCCGCTGCACGTTTTTCAGAGTACGCAATCGCTACCGCTTGTTTCACTGGCTTGCCGGCTTTGACCTCGGCTTTGATATTTTCTTTAAACGCCTTCTCAGACGTTGATTTTTTAAGTGGCATTTCAGTTATCTGCAAATGAAATTACAAAAGAGACTTCACCGTCTTCATCATCTTCCTGCTCACACGTATGCTCGCCAATGGCCAGAAACTGAGCAATGTGCTGCTCCAGCACGCGCTTAAGAACATCGCGGCATTCTGGGCATTCCTCGCTGTCGATTGCGCCCATCATGACTGCGATTTCCTCGGCCAGCTCGCTCTTACCAGCGTCGGAGCCTTCTTCAAACGCCTGAGCGTGAATGTCTTCTGAGGATTCGCCGATCTGGTCCTCAAGCGCTGCAACAGCCTCTTTCAGCATTTCTAGATCGTCATGGATGCTCATTTAGCTTGCCCCGTGGATGGTGGAGAAGTTAAGGATAACGGCTTCAGAATACGATGTGCCGGTCAGGTTACGCAGCGTCAAGATTGCTGAACCAGCAGTCATGGACGTGACGTAAGTCGTGTAAGCGCCGGTTGTGGCGCCACCGGAAATGTTGACAATGATTGTGTCGTTGGTCGAAATCAACGAGTTGTTCAGAGTAAACGACACTGCAGTATTACCTGCCAGCGCTGCGTTGTTCATCGTGATCCGGCCCATGCTCTTGTTCAGCGTGACTGCCGTAGTCTTGTCGGTGAGCTGCGTGACCGCGCCTTGAGCGCCGGCTGTATAGCCAATCTCAGCACTGGCGTAGCACGTGGTGAACTCTGGATCGGCGTACGCAACGCCGGATGCGATTGAATTACTCATGATTTTCCTTTACTCAACGACAGCACAAATGTCTGCCTCTTGGATGATTTGGTAGTCCTGGCCGTCCTTGTTGTGGGTTGGCCAATTAAGGTAGTCACCGTTCCCGTATTTGATCCGGTCCCCGACTCGAGCCTCTCTGACTTCGGGTCCGACCGCGACGATTGTGCCCTCGTTAAAGGGTTCGCGGTTGTTGACGTGGATCACGTCCGACAGTTTCCTGACGGACGGTTGCACCGTGATGAAGTTACGCAGGGGTCTAATCATTTCTGATAGGACATCCGGTCGTGGGTGTAGCAAACGCCAGGCGTGACGCCGGTGTTGAACTGCTTGTCCTTACCAGCCATGTCAGCTTGGCCCATGCCAACGCCGTTGACCATGCGCTCGCTGCGCTCGCCAGTGCGCTCTTGCTTGGCAACGCCAGCAGGAACCTTAGCGCTGGAGCCGAAGCCGTAACCGGCTGGCTGTTTAGTTGCTGAGTCTTTAGATTTCATCATGATTAAGCCTTATTTGAGAAAACGTAGTTTGAAAAGAGTTGAATCAATGAGTTGTGCAATCTCATCAATCAGGTTTTGGATCTCGGAATCGTCGGGCATGATTTCGCGTGAATCTTGCACAAAATACTTGATTCCTTCCATGTATTCGACGGGATCGTCGGTTGGAAGGTAGTAATCGTCTGGGAAGCTGGTGAACTGCCCGTAGCGACCCATGTAAGCCTCTGCAAGCTGGTCGACCAGTTCTGGTATGGCTTGATAGTATTCCCCTAGCGCCTGGTGCTCGGCATAGCTGCTGGTGGTCCAATGCAGCAGATGCGCGTTAGTGCCTGAGTGCAGAAGCACCGAGACAAATGTGCTCGCTTCATTTTCCATCTGCACCACCAAAAAAATAGGGCAACACTCCGTCGCCCAATCGGGCAATGGTTTGGCGAGGAGTGCGCCTGTTCCCGATCATGCGCGTTTTAGCACGTCTGACAAGTGTACGTCAAACGCTTTCTTGCGTCGCTCAATTTCCCGATCTAAATACCAGCGTGCTTTCTCAAGGTCCTGCATCCCGGCCTTGAGATCTGCACGCCAGATGTACTTGATCGCGTTGCCTAGGTTAAAGCACATATGCTCAGTGATTTGGATGCACTCAATACCAGACGGGTGCTGCGTGTAGTGCTGTGGATGGTTGACTGGATCGTGTTTCATGATAGGACGCTCGTTGAGTATTCGCCGCACCAGTGTCCATCGTCCACGGGTGGCCAGCCAGGTGATTGGTTGCCGTTCTCGTCTACCAGCAGCTCTGGTGATCGGCGTCGGCATTCACCCATCCAGGCGTCTGTCCCATCTCCTCCAAGTAAGTTGAAATATCTACAGGATCCGCAAGTAGGTCGCACAGCCATTCCTCCAAGAATAGGTCGCTGGTTTGCTCGTCGATTACTGGTCTCATCTTGTGCCTCGTATTGGTCTATCAAAACGGTCGCGTCGGTCTGAATTTTCTTTGCAAGACTGACCACGCAATCTAACTCAACCTTGAAGCCGGCACACTGTTTTTGCAGCTCGCTTGCATTCAATTGAATATTGGTAATTGATTCGCTTACTTGATAACTCATGCGATAAGAGCCTCTTTCAATTGTGATTCCTTCATATTAAAAATATCCTCAGAACCGAAGATTTTTTCTATCCAAGGTCTGACCCATAAATAAGTTGTCCCGATCTTGGCGTTGCGCTCAATCAGATTCTTGGTCGTCAGTTTGCCATTGCCAAACGTCACCCATAAATGTGGCGTCACGTAGTGCGGAACGTATATCGCGTCACCCAGAAAGAAAACCGGCTGCACGTCAGGATAGAGCTGTTCATTGTCCTCGCCTTTGTAGACGAACCTGCCATTAGTAAATTCCATCAACGCTCTCCACGGGTTTTCCAAGGGTTCTGAGAACAACACAATATTCTGGCTCGAGACTGCCAGCACGACCATTGACGTCGAAATAAACGTATCGCTTACGCCTGGCGCTATCGGTTTCGTCAAGCCGTCGCCCAAGTCTCCCAATCTGGAATCCATGACGCAGCTTTGCATCAATGACCTTTGGCGTTAACTCAGGAAAGTATTGAGCACATTCTTTTGATGTCATTGATCCATGATTGGCAATGATTTGCAGCGGATCTTTTATTGTTTCCATCTTTTAACTCCTTTTTAAATTAAAACGGGATGTCGCTGTCAGCCTCATCCTCGAAACCCGATGCGCGGGCCTGTGACGCGTTTTTGACTCGGGTTGGTAGGGTAGCCTCACCTGCTTGCTGAAAACCGTTCCTGTGGCCGTCTGGGTGCCTTTTTGGGCCATGATCGACCGCGGTGGTCGGTTCGCAAGCGTTTCCAATCGAAATCGCAGCGTACTGCATCCCGCTGGCAGCGGTTTTGATCGTCACGTCCAGCCAGCGCATTGAGCCGTCTGGCAAGCAAATGCGGCCTTTGTAATCGGCGTGCCAATCCTCGATTTTTTTGTCATTCGGAAATGCAGCGCCTTTTCCGGGCTTTTGCTCATACGTGCCTTTGGCTGCGGTTGGTTTATTCATTTGATTCACTTTAAATTGTTTCTCAGGATTTGGTCAGTCACAACTTCGGAAAGTAATTCTTCCATTGTTTCTACTTCGGGTTGTTTGGCATCAATTCGGCGTCTGATTACCGATTCAATTCCAGTTTGCAATTGCTTGGACGTCATGTTCAAAGCAAGCAGATCGTCAACCAACTTGCCACTTATTTGAGCACCTTTTATTTTTTTCAAACCTCCTCTTATTTCTTTAGTAAAATTAAATATAGAGTCTTTCATCTTAGTCACAGATCTTCTCCTTAGATCTTAGTCTTAGCTCTCTTAGTCTTAGATCTTAGTCTTAGATCTTAGTCTTAGATCTCTACGCGCGCACGTATATGAAGAAAAGTTATTCACAGGTTATCCACAGGGTTATCCACAGATTTTAGGGTAGTTATCCACAGGTTATCCACAGGCTACTCTGAGGGGCTTTTGAGGCTGTTTTCGTACTCTTTTTTAATTTCCTTTACGATCTCCTTTTCAGCTTTTGTATAATCTCTGAGTGGTTTTCCATTAATGTCTATTTCTCTGTAGGGCATCCGTTCGAGCCGTCTTTTGGCCTCAATGTTTGCCTTTTTGCTCATTTAATATTCTCTGACAACCAGACTGTGACCGATCCTTCCTCGGCATATTTCTTGGTGACTTTCAGGAATGTGACCTGGGCATCGTCTGCGTAGACCACTCCATTCATCCCGTCCAGCACCGTTTTGGCGATGTTGTCGACGTCTGGTCGGGCAGGGTAAATATCACCGTCAAGAGCTGCCTGGCGCTTCGCCTTTGACCAGCTCAATGGAATGCTCATGGATGCGTAGATGTAGACCGTCAGGGGCGTTTGCAGCGGTGCATTACCTTGCATTGCCTCTGTCGCTCGAGCTGCGATGAGTGCTTCGTAGTCTCGCGTTACAGCCGGCGTATAGCTGCGGGGCTTGCCGCCAGCGGTGGAGAACCGTGGTCTGCCCTTGCCGACAGGTGGGCCAGGGATAACGAACTGAAGAGTCATCATTTCAATAGATTCCATGCGGTTTCCCGATCGGGTTCCTTCGATGCCGGCGCCTCGTCCGGCTGCGGAAATGCCCCGACAGGGAAACTCTTGAGAACGAACTGCGGATCATGCCCGAAGTCGATGAGCTTGTGGAGAAAATCTGTACTAGGGTTTGTCCCTAGAAAAATATTTGCTCTGACCCCTTGTCAACGGTTGTCAACCTCTGTACAGTTCAACTCATGCGCTGCACGTCGTAGCGCACAACAGGAGCAACAAAATGTACAAAGCAATCATCACCAACCAGACCGGATCGGCAACAGGCTACGGCAGCAACGACTACGAAGCAGTTGTCAATGCAACCAAAACATTCCCAGGCGTTGACACCACAAAATGCAGACTGTCTGTCTGGTACCAGTATTCAAACGGTGACGATCTTCAGTACGTTTCCAACTTGTTCAAATACCTCGAAGAAGCAAAGTAAACCAACCACGGGGCTTCGGCCCCAACCAAGGAGCATCATGAAAATCATATTCACCAAAGAAGAAATCAAGGAAATCATCCTCGCCCACGTTCACCGTGAGAGCTGGGAAGAGTTCAACACCATCGAAATCCATAACTGGGACGCCGATGAATACGCCACCGTGACTTACGTCGAACCAACCCAGGAGCCGAGCAATGAGACTTGAAGACCACGATTCCAATCTGACAATCATCCTGGCAAGCATTGCCGTCGGCGCAATGTCAGCGATCTGCTTATTTCTTGCTCTCTCTGGAGGTCTCTGATGGTTGGCAAGGTCACCCCCAACACAATGCTGTCTGCAAGCCGTATCCCAGCCCTTCTGGGCCACTCAAAGTACGAGACGCCTAATGGCGTCCTTACGAGCGTGATAAACGCCTTACAGGACGCTCCAGAGCATTTTGAGACCAACGAGGCAATGCACTGGGGCAATCTGTTGGAAGTCCCTTTGCTGCTCGAGGCAAGCTCACGTCTGGGTTTGTCACACTTGGTGTTAGATCACCCGAAGCCGTACTTTCACCCTGACGCACCGATTGCGTGCAGCTTGGACGGCAACGGTGACGGTAATGGTCTGGTTGTAACCAACAACCCAGATGCCGGCGTATACGTACTTGGCCAGGACAGCATCACGCTCGACGGCGTTGGCGTGCTCGAAGCAAAGCTGACCTCAAGCTACCCCGAAGATTGTCCAGCAATGAGCCGTGGTCCTCTCCAGCTCCAGGCGCAGATGGACATCACTGGCGCCCAATGGGGAGCTGTCTGCGTGCTCTATCAAGGCATTGAGCTGCGGATATTTCTGTTCGCTCCTCATGAAGAAACACAGGCGCTGATTCGCAAAACAGCGTTTGATTTTGAATCCAAGCTCACGCACTGGTCAGAGACTGGTGAAGTCGAATGGTACGACCCTGCAACGCCGGCAGAGTACGGAACCAAGTGGCCAGGAGATCCAAACCTAGATTCGGTTGATCTTGGTGAGTGGGGAGCAACACTGGCCGAGCGGATCGTCAAAGCCAAACAAGAGATCAAGGTTCTTGAGGCAAGCATTGAAGATTGCGAAACAGAGCTTAAGGAAATGCTCGGCAACGCCACCAAAGCGCACGCTGAGGAGTTTCGTATCTCCTGGCCGATCCGTAACTATCATGCGCAGCCGGAGAAGATCGTACCCGCCAAACCAGCACACTCAATGCGCCAGTCAACCGTCACTATAAAGGGACCAAAATGAAAATCGCAGCAGCATTTGTCGCAGCCAAGCGTGCGTTTGCACCAGCGCTCAAGACCAGCACAAACCCTCATTTCCGCAACCGATATGTTGACCTGGCCGGCTGCTTGGAAGCAGTAAATGACGCTCTGCTCGAGAACGGTATCGCTGTTTACCAAGAGACGTTCGAGGTTCCAGATGGCGTCTGCGTAGAGACCTGCTTCCTCCATGAATCCGGTGAAACGCTGCGTATGGGCAAGCTGCACGTGCCAGCAGCGAAGCACGACCCGCAGGGATATGGGTCTGCGCTTACTTACGCACGGCGATACTCCCTAATGGCTGCGTGCGGTATTGCCGCCGAAGATGACGATGGCAATGCTGCCAGCAAGAAGCCTCCTCAACGGCCCGAGGTGAAGCCAGCAAACCCGTTGGACGCCGTAGCACCCAAAGCGCTGCCAAAGCCCCCTGAGCCGCCGCCAGAAATCATTGAGTTTGAGGATGGAGCTGGTGGCACTTGGGCGTTGCGCGTCCCCAACGAAGCCAAGCCACGCTCGATGAGCAATGACGAGGCTGCATGGGTTGTTGAGTTCAATGCGCTGGCCGACGCAGTTATGAAAGCCGGCAAAGTGCCGCCGACAGATCGGATTGCCAAGCTCAAACTCTTGCGTACTGCTAACGACGTTGAAATCAACCGGCTGTCAATGGTTGAGCGTGCCAGGTTTCTACAGACGTTCTCGGCGCGGATTGGCGCACTTGATGCGCTGATGAAAGCAGCGGCATGAGAATGGCTCAGATCCGATTATTGGACGCAATCGGTGGGCTGGAAAAGAGTCTGGGCCGATTGCCGTCCATGAATGAAATAGCACGGGTTCTGGGTTGCAGCCCCCAGAACGTCCACAAGATGATTAAACGAATGAGGAGCAAGAATGAAACGGTGTCCTCCCTGCCACGGGAATTGCAATCAGGGCCGAAGCTGTCCAAACAGGAGCAAAAATGATTGATAAAGAAGACATTATCCGCATGGCGCGGGAGGCTGGGTTCGCCGATGGGGTTGTAGATATTGTTGGATTTGAAGGCTTCGCTAACTTCGCCGCCCTTGTCGCCGCGCATGAGAGGGAGGAGTGTCGCTTGATAGTGCTAGACAACAGCGACGCTGAAGGCATTTGCTGTACCGATGATGTGCTTGAAGCCCTTCGACAGAAGGGTAAGGAATGAGCAAGCCAATGTCCCGCGCTGAGATGAAGGATGAAGTCAACGAAACTTGGCAGAAATGCCTAGATGAATCACGGAATGAAAGGAAAACAATGACTGACCGCGAACTTATGCAACAGGCGCTGGATGCCCTGCAATACGCATCAGACGAAACAAAACCAGAGAACTTGCACGGATGCGATTGTTTGATTTGCACAACCATTCTGGCTTTGCGCGATAGGCTGGCGCAACCAAAGACCCCCGAAGTCACCCCCGAAGTCACCCCTTATGTGATCGACTGCCCCCGGTGCGGCCATTGCTGTCCACAACCTAATCAAGAGCCGGTGGCGTGGCGATATAGGGGGAACCTTCACGAATTTGACCCAAGCGATTGGGCTGAAGGCCCGGTGACACCGCTGTACAAAGCCCCACCCCAGCGCCAATGGGTCGGGCTGACGAATGAGGAAATTAAGTCCCTGCCAAGTTGGTGGACTAGTTACGAGGACGCACCGGCTTTGGTTCAATTAGTTAAAGATGTTGAAGCCAAGCTCAAGGAGAAAAACACGTGATCGTCAAAGGCAAGATCGTTAAAGACTGGGACAAGTCCCAAATCAGCACCGCTTACCAGCGTCCCAACCAGTTCCAAATCATCACCTGGGACATGGGACGCATTCAGAGCTGGTTACTGGGTAAGCAACCGCTCGCTCGCAATCTGATTGAAAAGGTGATTCGATGAAAGTCTGGATTGATCCACCGGAGGGTTGGCGTTACGGGTTCCCAAAGGTCTGGGATACCGATTTGCACGACAACCTGCACCATTGGCTAAACGACCGCGGTTACCCGCCGGATCTGCGTGACCAATACGGTCAGTATTTCTTTGTCAGGCAATGGTCCGTCAAAGATGACCCTCTTGGAATTTAGAGCGCAGACACGTCGATGAGCTGGCCCCGAAAATCCAGTATTCCTTCGGCGTGTTTGATCGCTAATTCGGGAAACAACAGCCGGGAATCTCGGAATGTAAGCACGGAAAATCCGGAACGCCAGTTAACTGGATTGTCCTCGAGGTAGTCGTTGAATTGCTTGCCATCTATATCGGCAAGTGTTCCGGTGTCTATGCCGAAGCGCGTCCCGCGATAATCTGTGTATGGGGTGCATTTCAACGAATGCAGGTGGCCTGTGACAATCGACGTGCCGCTGCCCATCGTGTTCGTGTGCGTAGCGTGAACGCCATTTTTATATCTATGCTTGACCACCACGTCATCAGTCAACCAGCAGCTCCAGCACGGATGCCACGCTTGGAAATGGTCTTTTAAAGTAAAGCCCGCCACGCCCTCATATCCTGGTGCGTTAGCCGCCAGAAAGTTTTCAAACCTTGAGTCGTGGTTTCCCAGTGGCCATATGAGCTGGACGTTGTGGCGTGCTGCTTTGGCAACAGCCTCAATCTCTGCCAGAGCCTCTTGGCAAGCGTTTAGCTCCTCCTTGACGCTTGGCTGCTGCGTCCAACCAATTCGCGGGAACCGGCTGATTGAAGCCCCGTCAAAAGCATCGCCGTTGTTTATCACCGCGTAGGGCTTGAGTTGGCTGATCGCCCATAACAGCCCTTTGAACGCGGTGGTACGCAGTCCTGGCCAGAAGTGTGCATCGCTGAATACGATCACCGTTCCATCAGTGATGCCAGCATGGTGCCGAGCTTTTGTTAGATGATGCGTTTGAAGATGCTCAAACGCTTTAGCGCTTGGTGCTGTTGCTTCAAGTTGGATCTTGAGCTTGGCTTCTAATCGCCGCCGATTCTGATGCGCCCATCTATCAGTGCATCCAAAAAATTGAGCTACTTTAGATGCGCTCTTTAATCGGGTCCAAGCTCCGAGAAAATCCTCATCGGAAACCTTTTGCTGTCCCTTCATTTTTTAGCACCATTTGTTGCGTTGGTGCTAAATACCACGTCCAGATTACGGTGTCTAGTGCCAAACGCTTGTTTTATATATTTTTTTCGCGTAGTCTTCAACAGCATTAACTCGACGGGTCCAACCCTTCCCGAAGACCGGATAAGCCTTCAGTTTTTCAAGAAATCTCAGCCTGAGATCACTGTAATCCTCAATCAAATCTGACGGTTTCTCGCGCTTGACCGCTGCAATTGTGATCGGACCAATGACCCCATCATCATCAACGCCCAAGATGCGCTGCAAGAATACAATCGCTTGTTTGGGTCCACTGTTGACCGCCGCGTCAAAGACGCAGTAATCCAAACCTGCCGGCAGATCGTCGCCCCAAACCTTGTTCCAATAGCGTCCACGGTACAGCGGCACTACGTCAGAGACGCATAGCTCGCGCATACACTGCTCGTCGACACTCTCGCCTGTCCAGTCCTCCCAGGTGCGCTTTGTGACGCCGTGGTTGGTCATACCGCCTGGGTCTGATGGGTGGTTGCAGTACCCGCCCTCAAAGCCAAGCGTCAGATCCAGAGCTTTCTGAAAGTTGTCTTTCATTTAGATGCAACGCCCTGCACTTTTTCAAAGGTCCGTAGACCGCCAAGCCCAAGCATACCGAACATTAGCTCCCAAAGGGTAGCGTCCAGCGTCGGCATATCTCCAACCTCAATGCCGTTCAGTCGTGCCAGATAAGACCCAATCGGTCGCAAAACGTACTGATACGCAAGTGCCGTGGCGCAGACCCAACCGATTGCTGGACGCCAGCCGGCAACAAACAAGCTGCCTGATGTTGCTTCGGCTTTGTTGATCTCGAGCTGGCCGACGATCTTGGCAAGCTCGCCTGATTGTTGCAGCTTTAACAGCTCGAGCTGAGCGCTGGCCTGTTGTGCTGGATCTGGCCAGACCCGCTTGATGATCTCACCACCAAGCCCTAGGATCGCCTCGATGCCGATCATTTGGACCAGTGGCTGATGATCCAACCGGCAGCGGTGCTGATGCCGCTGATGACTGCCATGCCGAACCAAAAGCCACCCTTGCTTTGATTAGCAAGCTCCAACAGTTTTTTTATGTCGGCTTGCATATCTGCCACTTGCTTTTCCAGCAGATCGACCTTGGCGATTAGCTGACCATATTTGACGGGATCAATATCTGACATGATCAACTCACGGTTTGTAATTCAAGAAATCTTGCAGTTTGGTTTGGTCACGCGATATTTTACGCTTTTCCAATCCAGCTTTTAATACTCGCTGTCCAACGTACATTGGAACCCCCAGACCAGGCTGATTAGCCACTGTTTGCCCAAGAACCTCGCCACCAACTCCTGCCAGCGCCCCCAGAATTGTCTCACCGCTTCCCGAAGTGCTCACAACATCTTTTGGAATGGTCTGAATCTCTGCAACAACGTCATTGAGCGTGCGGTAATGGTTAGCCCACTCAGGACCAAAGACCAACTCCAACTTTCCGCTCTTGTCTAAATTGTTGACCAGCTTATTTATTTCTGGCGTGGACACGTAAGGTCTGCCCTTGGTGTCAAGCTGCACATT